AATATTTAACTAATATCTATTAGTATTTTTACTAAAAGATATTAGTATTTTCTAATTTTTATTCGTAACTTTGCAACAAAGTTAATAATAATATTTGAAATATGAAAGAAAATATGCAAAAAAGTGATGAAAAAAATTCATTGCGCGACTGGTACAACGAGATTCCTCGTAACAAGCGCAACAAGTTCATTTTGGCTCTGCAGCTGAAATTCGGCATGTCGGCATCAGGCATCTACGACAAGATCAAGAAGAACAACTGGTTGCCATACCAGCGTGAGATGGTAGATGAGGTTATCAACGAGGGTAAATGGGAGAAATAAATGGGAAAGATGACTATCAAGTGCAACAGCGAACAGCTGAAGTACATCCAGAAGGACTTCGAGGACGCTAGCGTTCCGGTCGATATGTCGTACGGACCTTTCCATAAAGGCAAATCTGAGGTTAATCTTTTCTACGATGACGCTGAAGACGGAATTGTAGAAGGAATTGTTAAATATAGAATGAGAAACAATGAAAAGAAAGATTAAAACTATGTCTATAGAGGATGCCATCAAGGAAAAATTCCCTGATGCTACTATATATGAAGTTAGAAACGACCGTTTTGGCACCTGTATATTAGGTGTAGTTCCCACCAAAGATGGGAAAGATCATATTGTCGAATGGGATAAAAGCGGGACTGCTTCCGAATGTGAGGTAGGCGGTAGAGACTTCCGGGAAATCAGATGGAACGAAGAGGAGCAGCGACCAGAATACATCCACACCAAGCTACTTCTCCACGACGATAGATTTAACGTACAAGTAGATGCCTCCAATTAAATGTCTAAGCTGTCCAATAGGGGTGAACTGTATCAACGGAAGATACTGCCCCCTATTTCGCAGATATATAGAGCATAGCTCTGAACCACTCGGATGTACACCTGAAAAAATAAACGAATATGAAAGCAATAATGACACTGGAATCAGGGTATAAGGCTATCATAGATTTCCTTCCCCCCCACTACGTAAAAGATTCGAGACACAAGCGGAATTCGAAATCCGCATTCTCTCAGAAATCAACCGATCTCAGCCAAATGCTGTCAACAAAGCCGTAAAGCTACATATCCTAAGGCATTAAGGCTATCGGCAGCAAGTATTTTGTTTTGAGCCTGCAAACATTTATCTTTGCAGGCAGTTTTTAAAGGAAAAGAAATATGATCAAAGCAGAACAGATTTACCAGGCAACCGATGACGGACTGGACATAATCATCGCATTATACCCGGACGCTAAAGAATGCGTGCAGAAATACTGCACAGGAACGCCCAAGAAGCACTTTGCCATCCGAAAGGAGAATACCCCATCGTGTTCCCTGAAGAAGTACAAGGAATGCTGGAGAGTAACAGACTTTGGAGGCGAAGGAAATGCAGAATCTCCTATCGATCTCTATATGAAGGAGAAGAATATCGACCGTTTCCCTGATGCCATCCTTCGCCTGGCAGCAGAGTATAACGTTACCGATGAGCTCAAGAAGGATGTAAACAAGCCTACTTTTGCAGAACGTGATGCCACCATCGATGAGAAAGATGGTACCCGCATCTTTGAACTCAATGATAAATTCACGGAAGATGAACTGAAGGTTCTTGGTCCAAACGTGAAGCAGGAACATGTGGATGCCCTCAACTGGCATTCAGCCAAATGGATTGGATATGTCAAAGACCGCAAGGTCAAGATCAAATACAGCAATGAGCACTACCCTATCTTCATGCGTGAGTGCCTGGTTTCTCCAGCTGAAGGAGAGAAACCGGAAGTAAAATTCTACAAGATATACGAACCACTCAACTTCAGCAAACAGTGGAGATTCTCATATACTCCTGATGGTGTCAAGCCTAAGAAGTACATCAATGGTCTGGCTGAGCTCAAGAAAGCATACCATGAGTTCAACGCCAAGGAGATGGCTGAATTCAACAAGACCAACGTCGATGAATCGAAGGTCTATAAAGAGCAGAAACTTCCTGAAGCATTCATCTGCAGCGGAGAACGAGACAGCCTCTGCTGCAAGTCTCTCGGTTACCACCCTCTATGGTTCAACTCTGAGACCTACAAGCTCAGCGAGGAGGAATACAGAGAAATCATGAAGTATGTGGAAGTGCTCTATAATATACCGGACATCGACGAGACCGGCATCTCCAAGGGAACGGAACTTGCCCTGCGCTACATTGACATACATACCATCTGGCTGCCACAATGGCTCAGGACCTACCACGACAACCGAGGAAAAGGCCGCAAGGATCTCCGTGACTGGATGGAGCTGCGCAATACCCGCAAGGACTTCCGCAATCTGATGACGCTGGCCATGCCTGCCCGTTTCTGGGTGAGCAAGCTCAACAAGAAGTCCAACACCTGGGACCACTATATCGATACAGCGTGCCTCTACAATTTCCTTCGCCTTAACGGTTTCTACACGCTCCACGACGAGAACTCCATCATCACGAAGTATGTAAGAATCACCGGTAACATCGTGAAGCTCATCACCACAAGAGATATCCGTGAGTTCTGCCGACAATGGGTCATCGACAGAGCAGAAAAGCGAGATATTCTCAACCTGGTATTGAATACCCCGAAGCTCTCCAGCGCTGCGCTCGATTCACTCCAGGAAATAACGCTTGACTTCACCAATTACACCAATCACTCCCAGCTGTTCTTCTTCCCTCGTGTCAGCATAGAGGTAACCAAGGATGGCCTGATTGAGTATCAGCGTGAAGGAAGCTCGCTCAAGAACTACGTATGGCAGGAGAACGTCATCGATCATAACTTCAAGAAGCTCGATGATATGTTCACCATCACGCGTACCATCGATGAGGATGGCAGACCGAAGTTTGATATCGAGGTCAAGAACGTGAGTTCTCACTTCTTTGGCTATCTGATCAACGCCTCACGCACCTACTGGCGCAAGGAACTGGAATACAACTTCGAGGAGAGAAGCGTTGATGAAAAAGAAGCATATCATAAGGCTCACCTATTCGATATCGCAGGTGAAGGCCTGACCGATGTCGAGATTGCCGAACAGAAACAGAACCTCATCAACAAGATATTCACATTCGGGTATATGCTTCATCATTACAAGTCTCCCTCACGAGCATGGGCGCCTATGGCCATGGACAACAAAATCGGTGAAGACAACGAATGCAACGGCCGTTCGGGTAAGAGTTTCTTCTTCAAGACACTCTCTTTGCTGATGAAGACCGTTAAGCTGTCCGGTAGAAACCCGAAACTGATGGACAACCCTCATGTCTTCGACCAGGTAACCCAGCACACCCAGATGCTGCTGCTCGATGACTGTGACCGGTATCTCAACACAGGACTCTTCTATGATAATATTACTTCAGATATGACTGTAAACCCAAAGAACAACCAGAGCTTCACTATACCTTTCGAGGATAGCCCGAAAATTGCCTTCACTACTAATTATGTGCCGGCAGATTTCGATCCGTCTTCAGAGGCGAGATTGCTGTATATGGTGTTCTCAGACTATTATCATCAGCGCACGGAGGATAATGACTACCAGGAGACCAGAAGCATCAGAGATGACTTCGACAAGGATCTATTTTCCAAGACCTATTCTGAGGCCGAATGGAACGCAGATATCAACTTCTTCCTGCAATGCTGCCGCTTCTACATATCTCTCGTGGGAGAACCCGTAAAGATACTGCCACCAATGGAGAATATCGTTAAGCGCAAGTTTAAAGCTGATATGGGTGTAAACTTCGAGGATTGGGCCAGTTCTTATTTCTCTGAGGAGAGTGGAAGACTCGACGAGTTTGTCGTAAGAGAAAAGGCATTTACAGACTTCAAACAGTTCTCTGGCCTTAACAAAGCAACGACACAGAGCTTTACCAAGAAGCTGAAGGCATTTGTGGAGCTATGCCCATACATTGAAGCCCTGAACCCGGATGACCTCTGTAACAGCCAGCATCGCATTATCAGAAGAGATCCAGCGCATCCTGATGGAAGCCCGGTTGAGATGATTTATCTCAGAAGCAAGAAGAGTGATTCTCCAAAAGAAGAAACTCAAGCAAAAAAGGGTGATTATCAATCGACAATCGACTGGAGCAAGATAGATACTAATAGTAACGAAGCTTTCTAACCCCTACATATATAATAGGGTATATAGCCCCAAGTTATAGTGCAAAGGTACAAAAAATATCTGAATTATGCAAATATTTTCGGCAAAAATTTCAAGCGAAATTCGCTGATTTTTATATTTCTTTTCTCATGTTACGAGGGAGTGATGAGCATCTGTTCATCGCTCCCTTTTTCGTCTTCACCAGGTATGGCCAGCCCTGCTCGACAGGCCCATTTTAGCCCTTTTCCCCCGCCTACCGCTGTTTTCCCCACTCCCCTTTCTTATTTATTATACAAATCTTTTGTAACTCTGTAACAGAATGTTGGTGAAAGGATATAAATAACTAAAAAAGAGCGAGTTAACCAAAACCCGAGCCGTTACAAAGTTACGTTACATCTCAGTTACAAAGTTTTTGAAGTTTGTAACGAACTGTTTTTGTAACAGCGCCCCACCTTCTCATATAGGTTATGTTACAACTTTGTTTTGGCTCACTTTTTTGTATCGAAAAAATGTATCAAAAGAATAGCACTGATTATCAGTAAGTTACAAAGCCGTAGTTACACGATACAAAAATACAAACTTTTCGGACGAAATTACATCACATCAAATTTACTAAGAAATATTAGCTTTTTACCAATAATTATTAGTTATCTCAATTTTTATTTGTATCTTTGCCGAAAAATGGCATATGAATGGAGTAGTTTACATCAAGGTGCCTGCTCATATCAGGCAATGGGCATACCATAGTTATGGAAATCCAATTATTTTCCCTATCATCGGCAACGAGGTTGCCGTCATACGTCGGTTCACAAGTAAACCGCCTCAGGCTAAACTGTCGCCTGTAGAACAGGAGAACCAGGAAGAGATGGAGAAGGCGGATGCCGCCTCACTGCACCAGAGCGTGACGAATACCTTCAAAGATGAGGAGTACGAACAGAGCCGATGGCTCATTCACCCTAATGAGTATATCGCCATCTCGCTTCCGGAATCCAAGGCAAAGCCAATACGTGAGTACAACTACCTGGGCCCACGTGCCAGAAGAGCCGTGAAGGAGATGATCACCGACCTTTTCAAGATAGACCTCTGGGCATCCCTGAAGGACATCGCTGACCGCTCATGCAAGCTTTCATCACTCATTTCAGCCTGGTGCGAGCAACATGGCATTGGCATTGATTATGAGGATACCGTGCGCCAATGCTTCTACAGAATGCGCGATCAGCACGCAAAAAAGGGCGTAAATTTAAACTCTACAACAAGATTTAATAAAGATTAATACATTTTTTTCCGTTTCGGCGAACAACTCCGAACAGAATAGAAATATTCGAAATAACCAAACAACTTAGAAATATGGCATACATCAAAAACATCATCAAGATTGAGATGACAGAGGCAGAAAACCTCAAAAGTGTCGTCTTCCCTATGGATCAGAGATGCATTGTACCGTCGGCTGCTAACTTCCGGTCAATTCAATGCAAAGTTCCGTCAAGTTGTGAGATTTCCGACAAAGTAGAGTCAAAAGTCCGCATTTTCACCTCCAAGCTCACCTTCAAGTCGTGCGAGCAGATAGATCCGAACTACCGACCTCTAGCCTTCAGAATCACCACGGCAGATGGCATCCGCTACCTTATGGGCTGCGACCGCCGACCATATCCGGTACTCACCCGTACCGAAAACCTGCCAAGTTCACATACGGAATCATCCCTGATTACCTATACAGCGACTTGGACAGACGGCATCAGACCGCTCCAAATCATAGAATAAGTTTTTTTATTTCTTCTCCTTATTATATAACTTTGCGGCAATCAAATTCGCTAAGTTGTATGAAATATCAAATATCTATCACCGGTTATATAGGGTCGTGGACCAAGTTTATGGTCCGCGATATCCTTAATAACAACAAAGGCAAGCACGTCGATGTAGCCATCGATTCGCCGGGCGGTGCGGTTTCCGCAGGTCTCGCCATCTGTCAGATGTTCAAGGACCATGGCGATGTGACGGTTGACTTCCAGGCGGGCTTCTCTGCATCCGCCGCCACCATCTGTGCGATGGGCGCCAAGAAGATCCGAATGAACAAGTACAGTTTGCTCCTGGTTCATAAGTGTTCCACGGAGCAGTTTGTATGGAGCGCCCTCAATGAGGAAGAAATCGGTTCCCTCATCGAGCAGCTGCAGAAGCAACAGGAAGACCAGCAGAAGATAGACAATATCATTGCAAATGTTTACTGCGATCGCTCGGGAAAGAAGCACGAGGATATCATCAGGGTGATGTCTGAAGCCAAATGGCATACCGTGGATGAGTGCATCGATCTCGGTTTAGTCGATGAGTCGATGGATGGCAAGCCGGCTGAAATCACGGAGTCAACACAGAACTTCATCAAGTACAACAATCTTCCAGCACTGCCAGAGGTCGTCAATTCCTGGTATGAGAAGAAGCCGGGCTTCCTGGAACGAATCTTCGGAAAGGAAAACTCACACAAAAATGTTTTAGATATGATTAAGAAATGGACTCACATCAACAATGTTCTCAACGTAGAGGGCATTGAGGCAGAGGAATCAGCCAAGGACTGCACCATCTCCCAGGAGCAGATGCAGAAACTGGAGGATAAGATTGCTGCCGACTCCAGCTCGATCAAGACCAAGAACGAGGAACTCGACAAGGTCAAGAACGAGAAGAAGGAACTGGAGGATAAGGTCAAGAACCTGGAGAAGGATAAGAAAGACCTTGAAGAGAAAGTAAAGGATCTGGAGAAAGAACCGGGTGGCGAAACCCACACTGCCGTAGATGACAACAAGGCTCAGGACTTCTGCTCAGATCAAGTATCGGACGTTTTAATTGATTTTGCATAATATGGCAGAGAATGATAAATTTGTTGCACCTGTTGACGTACAGGAACAGCTGCAAAAGACGGCAAAGATCTACCGTAATAAGTTAATCACCATGCCTACCAGAGGTCTGAAGAAGTCACTCAGCTACATGACTCTTCGCCCAGGCATCCGTGTATCAGAGACCGTAGGCGAACTTACAGGCGGTGCTGAGTTCGGTCCATACGATGAGAACCGCGTAGCTGACGGCAACGTCAAGATTACACCTCGTACCCTGGAGGTGTTCTTTGGCAATGTCGATATCAAGTTCTCACCTAACTCAGTTTATTCCACCATCTGGGGCGCCAACGTCACTAATGGCGATGCCCTGAAGAATGTGCCTATCACGCTGCAGGTTCTTCAGCTCCTCGCCCTGAAGCTCGGCAAGAACCTCGACAAGGTTCTGTTCAAGGCAGCACGCAACCCTACAGGAACAGGTTCTGTTGACCTCTTCAATGGTTTTGATACCATTGCCAAGACTGAACTGGATGCCGGCAAGCTTTCAGCCAAACTCGGAAACCTCATCAAGGTTGCAGATATCCTGGGCGACAACAAGACCATCAACGATGACAACGCCGTAGATTTCGCACAGGGCATCTGCGAGTTTGCCGATGAAGAGCTGATGGCAGAGGATAAGGTTTACCTTTACGTTCCTCAGTCATTCGTCAACCTCTACAACCGTGCCTTCCTCAAGAAGTTTGGTGCTGCTCCTTACAACAAGGATTACAACCACCTCACCGTAGAAGGATTCGGCAACGTTGAGTTCGCTGTCCTTTCCAACAAGAAGGATGCTCCTTTCTTTGAGCTTACTACCAAGAGCAACATGCTGGTGGGCGTCAACGAGATCAACAACAACGATGCTGAGCAGATTAAGGTCGAGAAGTATCACCCATGGAAACTCGACTTTATTGCTACCAAGTTCTTCGGTACCCAGTTTGAGAGCATCAACAAGGAGCGAGCCCTGTTCATCACCGATGATGGTACCAAGCCACTCATCCAGAAGGCAGCCACATCATCTGCCAGCCAGACTGGCGGCAAACAGAGTGGCAAGGACGATACCGCTGACGGAAACGTCTAATGTTTCACCTTATATAATATAGGAGATTAAAAAATGGCATGTACTAACAAAGATTTATATAAATCAGTGCGCAAATGTCCGGGTACGATTATTCGTCCCGGCATTAAGCCGAAGTTCCTGGCCATCCCGCTTTCGCAGATTCTTGCATGGCCAAAGCTTCCAGATCCTGGCGATACCACCAAGGGACTGGAGGAACTCGCCACCTATAAGGGTGACTTCACTCTTGCCGCTGATGCCAAGTGGCACGCAGTTGACCTCGTAGCACTCAAGTCTTCCATCACCACGGAGACTCAGGGCGAAGCTCCATCAGCTACCTTCCTCAACAAGGCAGAGTATATCATCGGCGGCACTGATGCCGATATTACCGGTTTCGGCCGTATGGCGATCAATGACGAACTGGTCTATGCCCAGCAGGATCCTAACGGGCGCTTCCGCATTCTCGGTAACGAGATGTTCCCGGTGAAGACCACATTTGCCCAGAACAGCGGCGCCGGAGCTACCGACTCAAAAACCTCAACTCTCGGCGTAGAGGCCACCGATTTCTGCCCTGCTCCATACTATGATGGCAAGCTTGAGACAGATGAAGGTGATATCAAGGGCAGCGATGGCTCTGCTTGGGAAGCAACCGGTCATGCGTAAGATTTGCCCAAATTTACATAACTACACATACTGATTTGCTTAGGTGGCTCTCGCTTCGTGCCTGAGCCGCCTTTGTTTGTTTTCACCTTATTATATAATTGAATATGGATCATCAATTTACAAGACAGATGCAGGAGTGGCTCAACTCCAAGCACGAATCGGATGCTGAAATCATCAAGGGAGCAGATATGCTCTTCCGTCTCAACCGAAACCGGTTCTATCATGTCCGAGCAACCCGACAGCCCCAGGCATACCGCACCAACATAGAGTATGAACTGAATAAGTTCCTCAAGATCCGTCTCGACAACATGACCATCGAGGAGGTCAGGAAGATGAACGATATCGTGATACCTGAAGCCCAGGCTATCATTGCCGAAGGAGAAGCGGAGAAAATCGGAGAAAATGAGAGAATATCAGAGAATAACGGAGAAAATCAGGGAAAATCGGAGAAAAACGGCGATTCCATCGAGGAAAATGCCTCTACCGATGATACAGAACTCCCGTCCTCGGATAGCGATGGAGTGGCTGTTGTCCGTAAGGGCAAGCGCAAGGATCACGATTTCCTGCCCAAGGAAGTAGCCGACCTCTGGGATATCAACGCCAAGCGATACAAGGAAATCAAATCTACCTTCGAGACGCTCAAGGCGATGGAAGACAAGGAACCATGCGACCGATACGAGCATCTGAAGATTCTTTCGGATCTCGACAAGAAGTATCGTGCCGATATGCTCACCTACGACTCATACCAGGTGACACGTGCCGACCGTGACCGTGTAGCTAAAGCCAGACTCGCCGAAAATGCCAGCCAGGGTTAAAGTTGCCGATATACTCAAGCCCATCGATGAGGTGAAGACACAGGCATACTTCGGACGGCACCTGCACACACTCGGACTCATCAAGTGGATCCTTTCACAGATTGGTCCTGCTGATGTGTGGGTGTCTTCCTACTCCACCTCCGAGGAGTTCCTCAGAGGTTTCCGCCTGATGCGGGATTCGGGCAGCATCTCGTCGGCAAAGATGCTGCTGGATGTGAAGGCAAGCAAGAAGACCGTACACCTGTGGCGGCTTATGTCGGCATGCTTCGATGATGTCTATCTGGGCGAGAACCATTCCAAGGTGACGCTTTTCCGGAATGATCAGCATGTTGTTTCGGTCGTCACGTCCCAAAACCAGACATACGGCAGCCGTGACGAGAGTACCATCATCACCACGGAACCACAGGTCTTTGCCGACCTGTTCAATGGATATACCAGTCATTGTGACAATCAAAGCTTAAGAATCAATGGAAATTACTCAGGAGTTACTCAACAAAGTGCAAGAGCTGGCAGAGAACCTGACTCCGATCTCGGAGATGTCCGTCCTTTTGGATATTAAGGAGGATGTTCTGCGTGAAGAGATTCTCGACCCTGCATCAGAGCTCCGGCGCGTCTATTATCTGGGCATGGCAAAAGTCAGGCAGCAGATTCGCAGGAATGAGCTGGAACTGGCTGCAGCCGGCTCACCTCAAGCCGTACAGCGCACACATGAATATCTGAATAAAATGATAGAGGAGATCAAGATATGAGAGAACCAGCTAACATCGATGCCATCATCGACCTGATGGACCGCACACCCGAAGAGATGGATGCACAGAATGTTCCCGCACCCGTGCGTGACCGCATTCTGCGCATCCGGGCTCTTTATGCCTGGTGGCTCATCAATCCACGCAAGACAGACCAGGAACTGGTCTTCAAGGATATGCAGGACTACAAGGTGCAGCGCATGATGGCTTACAATGACCTGCACCTCATCAAGCTCATATTGGGCAACCTGCAGAAGGTTTCCAAGGACTTTGCCCGGTACCGCTTCGACCAGATGATTCAGCGCACCTACGAGAAGGCAGACAATATGGGCGATGCCAGAGCCATGGCTGCAGCAGCTGCCGCATACGGCAAATACCACCTGCTCGACAAGGAAGACCCTGTGGATAACGGCTACGACATGATCCAGCCTCAGGTATTCATACCTACTACCGACCCTCGCCATCTCGGACTGAAGCGCATACCGAACGTGATGGGTACCATCAAGAAGCTCATCAGGAAATACACCGACAACTCCATGGATCTCATCAGGATCGAGAGCGAGGATTATGACGAGCAGCTCCTGGAATATACACCAACAGAAGAAGTCAAGGAAGAGGAGAATTCATTATGATAGAGCAATATTTCAATCCGGCACAGCAGGAAGTAAACCTCATCAATGCCCGCGACTCTGTGGTCGTGGGCGGTCGTGGTATCGGAAAGAGTATCCTGCATGCCACCTTCAACCTGCGCAACATGCAGCGTATGCCCGGAAGCGACGGAGGTTTCGTATCTGCCAACACCAAGCGATGCCTCACCAATACGCTTCCTTCCATGCTCCAGCACTGGGAGCGATGGGGATTCCACCGGGGCAAGCATTATCTCATCGGCATCAAGCCACCCAAGAAGCTGGGATGGCCGGAACCGGTAATCCCGCCTTCCAACTGGGAGAACACCATCTCTTTCTATAACGGGTCCATCGGTACCATCATCTCGCAGGACCGAAAGGGAACCTCCAACTCCCTCTCGCTCGACTACCTGGATATCGACGAGGCGAAGTTCATCAACTTCGAGCAGCTGAAGGATGAAACCTTCCCTGCCAACCGTGGTAACGTGAATCTTTTCGGGCGCCACTACTACCATCACGGCATGCTCATCACCTCGGATATGCCCGTAACCAAGAAGGGTTCCTGGTTCCTCAACTACAAGAAGGACTGCGACCAGCAGCTCATCGACGCCATCTCTTCGCTCGTGGTGGAGGAATATGATATCCGCAACCGTATCAAGACCTCAGGGCACATCAGTCTCTATGCCAAGCGCAGACTCAAGGAGATAGGGCTGCACCTGGCACAGCTGCGCTCCAAGGCTCTCTTCTATAAAGAGTATTCTTCGGTATATAACATCGAGGTACTGGGTATGGATTTCATCAAGCAGATGAAGCGAGATCTGCCAGCCCTCACCTTCCAGACCTCCATCATGTGCAAGCGCCCTTCCATCTCGCTCGACGGCTTCTACTCCAATCTCCGGGATGTGAACCTATATACGGCGCCTAACCTCGCCTATCTGGACGGGCTGGAGTATGATATCGACAAGCTTCAGCATGTGGATTCACGCATGGATGATGATGTGGATCCCGACCGCCCGCTGTGCATCGCCTTCGATGCCAACGCCCTGATCAACTGGATAGCCGTGGGACAGGACAACCTGCGGGGTGAAGCCCGCTGCCTGAAGAGTATCTTCGTGAAGTATGAGGAGAAGCTGCCTGCCCTGCTCGATAAGTTCATGCAGTATTACGAGTATCACCGCTGCAAGGAGGTGAACTTCTACTACGACTCCACCTTCGTGGGCAACAACTACGCCCTGATGAATGATGACTTCCATACCTTCATCACCAACTACCTCACAGACCATGGCTGGTATGTGAACGATGTGTATCTGGGCAACCCGATGAGACATCTTGAGAAGATGCTGCTCCTCAACCGTATGTTTGTGGGAAGAGCTGAGCACAGGATAATGATCAATAGCGAGAACAATGAAGACCTGCTCATCTCCATCCGTCTGGCAGGAGTGTATAACGGCAAGAAGGATAAGCGTGGAGAGAAGCTGGCTGAGACCGAAGAGGATAAGCTGGAGGCTCGCACCGACGGTTCTGATGCCTTCGATACGCTGATGATTGGTATAGAGAAGTTCCCGCAGTCTGATGGGTACATCGCTACTGGCTCTATGCTGTAACAGATAAGCTCTCATAAAAAATGTTCTAATGTAAATCTGGTGGTGGCATTCTTGCCCGACCGCCGTTGAGGGGAGTGCGCTGCGAAGCGTGCTCCCTTTTCTTTTCCTTTTACCTTCTTACAAATTCTTTAACGGTCGTTTACATATTCCGCCCGTCTCAAGGAGGCAGGAAGCGCCCTCGGGCGTAGGGCAGTGGGGGAGGCTTTTCGGCGACAAAGGGGAATTATTTTCCCTTTGAATCCCTAAAACCCCGATAAAATCGAGGTTTTCCAACCTTTGGGTGTGGAAAACCTGTCGTAAAACGACACATTCGGCATCTTCAACTTCGAGGTCGAAGCCTGCCAAATGTTGCGATTTCATCGGTCTAAGGTATGTTTTCCGTTCCAAAGACCGCAAAACATCGTTTTTTCATAGCGCAAATTCCTCATCTCCCTGTATTGTATATTTTAGTTAAAATTTGCGCATTTTTATGCCCTGCTCTTTGTTCTTTTGGATATTATTTATTATCTTTGCACCTACAAAAGATAATAATGCTATGCATGATTCGGGCAGGCTTCGTGTAGAGCAATATATAACGATATACAGCTGTAATGGCTCGTGCTGAAGGACTGCCCTCTGGATGCACGAGCCGTTTTTATTTATGAGAAAGATAATAGGATACGATGATGATGAGTGGAGCCATTCAAGCGATGATGGCAGCGGATACTCAAATGAAGGTCATGGCAAACATTGAAAATTTAATTAAGGCTACAATGAGAATTATCAGGAAGTCTATTCCTACAGACCACTTGATAGCTCTCATCGCCTTATCTATCACCTGGCATCTGTCTGTGAGCTGCTGCCTGTTGTAGTGGTAAGCTTCCTCTGCATATTCTATGCTATCCAGCAGACAATTCTTCAGGTATATCTTGTTGGCCACATCATCACTTCCGCCCGAGTGTCTTCTTGCATAAGCAATGTTTTTGTCCTGCATATACCCACTTGCAGCGCTTCCTGCATACCTGAATCCGTGTACCGATATAACTTTAGTAAACATCAGTAATAAGGCATCGCTAATTCCGAACCATAGAACTAAAGCCAGCAAGAACTGCACCAAGTCATGGGTATTAACCATAAAAGCAGTAAGTCCCGTAAAACATGTTAGCAGGAAACCAGTCATGGTGTAAGCTCTGTCTGTAGATTTGCGCAACTGCTCTAAAGAACTTCCCAATCTGGCATCGGCTCTAGCGAGAATAACCTGGGCTAACTCTACAGAGATAAAAGCCCGCATTTCTTTTGATATAAATCTTTCTTCCATATACTATATATAAAAAATGAAAAACACTGCAAAGTTAATCATTTTCCTCGATAAAACGAGTTTTCCTGTTCTAATTGTTAAATCTTGCTTAATAATACGTTTTTTCGTAGTAAATATTTGGGTAATACGAAAATTAGTAGTATCTTTGCATCGTCTTAATACAAATTGTGTTCAATGGCTTTAAATTACAATTTAAACGAAAAAGAAGCGGAACTGATAGAGGCTATCAGGAATTACAGGCTATCTTACCCAGATGGTTATCCGCAATTATTATGGTATGCCCAGCAGCTTTTTGATGACTTGGTTGACATGCCAGAGTAACTAACAAAAAGCCCTCCCTTCGGGGAGGGCATTAAAAAACAATGGAATTATGGAATTTGCAGCAAAAACAAAACAGGTTAAGGACAGTGCCGTAAAGCAGCGCATTCAGGATATCCAGTTATTGGTATCATGGCGCGAGATAGCACGCACTTATTTTGGGAAATCGTCATCATGGCTCTACCACAAGCTTGATGGTATCGATGGTAATGGTGGTGTAGGTGGTTTCACCGAAGAAGAAAAAGTAATGCTCCGTGGAGCGCTATGCGAGGTTTCAAATCGCATTCGTGCCGCTGCGGATAGAATCTAAGAAAAATGAGGCTAGGGGCTAAGCACTCCCCTATAAGACAAAAGACACCATAGCCTTGTGGTGCTAATCATGCGATTAGGCATGGTTAAAATTCAATTAACTAAATAAATATATAGAAGCAACAAAAATTAATACCCTCGGTACTTTCCGCACCGGGGGTATTTTTTTGCGGAATATGCACGGAAAATGCGGGGAAAATCGAGGAATTTCGGAGATAATCATTCCTTCTTTTCGTTTTCATTCCTTTATCAGAAAGCAGAGTGTTCTAATCTTTATAACAAACTTTATAGCAAAGTTTATAGTTAAAATTGCAATAAATATTTGGCAGTATCAGAAAAAAAGATGTATTTTTGCAGCGGTAGAAAAGAAGCAACAATAACAAAACAACAACGCAAGTAATGAGAGCATTAAGAATTACAAGACGTAGAGCTGTTAGCTCTATGACCATCGCTCGCCACCCTTTAGCAGAAGGCTTGCGTAGTTTAGGAAGCCTCGGTGGCGACAACAGCCTGTTCAACGATTACTTGAAAGGCAACAATGTGTCTGACTTGAGGAAAGACTGGGAAGCTGTAGGTTCTGATATGAGGAAAGTTTTAGATTCCGTGCCGTGGACATCTTCTAAACGAAAAGAATATGAATGAGAATAAAATTATAGACTACATACTAGGACTGTTCACAAAGAACGAAATGAGCAAGGATGATATTCATTGGACTATCAACGAAAAGTTTGATTACGACAATGAACCATTGCTGATATTGAACAGACTGATAAGAGAAGGACTCATCCTCGAAATGGGAGAAGCATACTACAGCCTTACCAGTGAAGGGCGAAAAGCCAAAAAGGGATACGCGAAATATGTAAGGAACCGAAAATTCTGGCAATACATCGACAAGGCCAACAAGGTTTCTACCCTTGTAAAGTTCCTCTATGGCGCAGGAGGCTTCATTGCAGGATGGCTGGCCAAGGCCTTAGCAAATGTTCTTGGCATGTAGCAGGACTACCAGCAGGAATAGGCATACCATGATAAGAACCAGGATACCCAGTATGCTTTTTACAGCATACCCCAAACCGCCATTTTTATGATAGTCGTGCCAGATGGGGCTGAATGAATCCAGCAGGGAGCGCTGCTGCTTCTCGAGCATCTCTACTCGCTTCAAGAGATCTTTTTCTTCCATACCTTAATATATATTATATCCATTAAAAACACCGCAAAGTTAATCATTTTCCACAAAAACACCGCACTTTCCATTGATTAATGTTAAATAGTAGTAAAATAGATACGATTTAACCTAAAATATTTGGCTATTCGTAGTAATATTACTACCTTTGCAGTGTTGAAATCAATAAACAGCGTTCTATGAAAACAGTTAAAGTGAGCAAGATCCTTAGGATCTTAAAGAAAGACGGTTGGGTTAAGGACCGTCAGAAAGGAAGCCACAGGCAATTCGTGCACCCTACCAAAAAGGGGACGGTCACCGTCAACGGTGGAGATAACGATGACGTTTGGGGATTTCTGCTTAAAAGCATCGAAGAGCAGTCAGGGCTTGTGTTCTAAACACAGCCCGCTCTTCGGAGCTGACGCTGTTTCGCATAGCGTGTTTGTGGTTTCGGCACTGAGCGAACTTGGCAAGAGCCTCGGTCGCTCCTTCAGTGAAATATATTAAAGACTATATATATGAATAAGGTTATCATTGATACGGCTCGCACGGAGCAGGGATACAGCGCAGCATGCAGCTTGCTGCCTGGTTGGGTTGTTGCATATAGCGGCGATTTCGAGGGCTTCCGCCAATACGTGCAGGAGAGCATCGACTTCGAGATAGAGGGCTACAAAGAAAGGGGCACGGCTTATCCTGATGTCTTTGATGGTGAATACGAGCTTTACTTCAAGTTCGATGTCCGCTCACTCCTGGACTACTACCGTGGCATCTTCTCCTTTGCCTCGCTCCAGCTCATCACGGGCATCAACCAAAAGCAGTTGGCTCACTATGCCTCTGGCATCTCCAAGCCGCGCCCAGCGCAAGCCGAGAAAATTGCCAACGGCTTGCACAGATTAGCTAACGAATTACAAATGGTCACTGTTTAAGATTTCAACATCAAGGGCTGCTGACCACAGCCAAATGACAGCCATGTACAATGGTTGTACTTTATGGAATTTAAAATTAAAAGATCGCTTTAGAAGCCCCTGGTGCGAGATGCATCGGGGGCTTTTTCATTCCGTTTCATTCCTTTTTCGTTCCTCAACCCCTTGTTTTATGCTCTAAAACATAAAAAAGTCATTTATTTCAAAATTTCTCGCTTTTTTTTTGGCGATTCCAAATATTCTTCGTACTTTTGCCAACGCTTATAAGACGATAGTAAACTATCCGGCAAGGCGTCCGTTATCGCCTA